ACACCAGTAGCATTAGAAACAATACCAGTATTAGCTAGAACATAGTAAGCAAGATTAGCAGATATTGTATTTACATATGCACTATTAACAAATACACCACTTGAGTTACTAATTAAACCAGTATTAGCAATAATAAAATTAGTTGTATTTGAATTATTAGCATAAAGAGCACTATTAACGTTTAAGGTACCTTCAGTTTTACCATTAAGGTAAGTAGCAGCATTAGCAGATATTGTATTGATATAAGCAGAGTTAACAAACACACCAGTAGCATTAGAAACAAGACCAGTATTAGCTAGAACATAATAAGCAAGATTAGCAGATATTGTATTGATATAAGCAGAGTTAACAAACACACCAATAGCATTTGATACTAGACCAGTATTAGCAATGATATAAGTTGAACTATTAGCTGTTAACGCACTATTAACATTTAAACTAGAACCAGATGACCAATACACGTTGCCACCAGCTGATGATGTCAACACCTGACCAGATGTACCAGCACCACCATTAGCAATAATAGCGCCATTAACTGATACGTTAGCTGTATATGTAACAACATTGGAAAATGATATAGTGTTAGTAAAAGCATATTGAGATGCTACGTTAACACCTAATAAAGTAGACCAATAAACATTTCCAGAACCGTTTGATGTTAATACTTGTCCTGAAGTGCCCTGAGCACCTTTAGAATCAATAACACTAATACCTGCATTAAGAACAAGGTTAGCATTAAATGTTGTTTTACCACTGTGGTATGTTGTACCATTAATTGATAAACTGTCTAATGGATTAGTATTATTAATACCAACATTACCTGTTGGACTAATACGCATTCTTTCATTAGCAGCTAATGTATCACCAGTAAAAAACTTAATTGGATAAGCTTGTGCTGTACCAATAGCTAATGCATTATTACCGGTATAAAGATAACCATCTGATGGACCAGAAATAGTCCAAAATGACTGACTAAAATTAATACCACTAATACCCATATCGATAAAATTAGAACTAAGAGGTCCATTAGAATCATAAGCAGCAAAGTCTGATGATGCATTTGCACCAAGACTATAATTTGTTATATCACTGTCAAGACTTGAATTTGAATTACCATTTAATCTTAAAAACGTAGTTGTACCCGAAGTATTAACATACCCAATAGTACCATTTACAGTTGAGTTACCAATTTGTAATACGCTATTAGCATAGTCAAAAGTAAAGTTATTTGAAACAAATGCACTAGTACCATTTGAAATATAGATATTAGTATTAGGTAATGATAAAGTTGGTGGTGATATATTTAAATAAATTTGCCCAGAAAGTGCTGAATTAAGAGCATATCCAATAGGTACAGAATAATTAGGATATGATGGTTGTGTATTTGATAAAGAGCCAGCAGTTGTTGCTGAAATATATATTTGTTGACCTATTGAATAATTTCTTGTATCATATGATTGTAATAAACCACCAGTAAGAACAAAACCTTCTGTTGTTGCTGGAATATCATTATATACCAAACCAATTGATTGTGAAAGGATTATACTCCCATTAGATATAGCTTTACCAATAGTTGGTCGATTAGCATTTGCACCATTAATATAAACAGCAGTGCCTTTTGTTATCGTAGAACCAGTAGCATTATAAACTCGAGCAAAAGTTTGCTGACCAAGTTCTTGTGGATCACCAATATCAGTATAAACATTCAACGCATGATTTAATGAATCGTAAAATACTGAACCTTCAGTAGATATAGAAGTAGAACCAGCTTTTGGGGTAAAGTTCACACCGTTATTTGCATAAACAAATGTTGAGTTAGCAATAAATTGAGAATCAACAGTAAACGCAGCTGCATTCACAGTGCTTGTTACAAATAAACTATTACCTGTCGTGATGTTGTTTGTTGTTTTATTAAAAGTAAATCCAGCAGTAGCATTTGATACTCCGCTGTCGTTAAACATAATTTGACTATTAGTTCCAGGCGGCGCTGATATAATATTAGATATTTGTTTAACTGTTACGATAACACCTGGAACTACTGGTGTTGCTGGGGTAGTTCCAGCAGCGTCTGTAGTAATTTCAACTCCAGTATCTGTTGCTGCCCATGCAAGTCTAACATAATCGCCAGCATTAAACGTAATTAGAAATGGCGTAACAGCTATAAGTTTTCCTTTACTAGTACCGGATTTTCCATTAATAGTAAACTTAGAATCAGAATTAGTAATATTATTATTGCCATTTTTATAAAACCAAACGTTAATGTCTTGCTGCGAATTATCATTGTTGAAAAACTGAATAGAATATACTATTTCATACGTACCTGTATACGCAAAAGTTATATCGGTATTGTTAACAACAGTAATACCGTTTTGTTCGTACGTGTTTGCAACTCTTACGAGATACGCACTAGTTGTGCTCGAAATCGTCTGATTGGCGTTTGCGTCATAAAACGAACCATAATAACCAGGAGTTACACCTGTCACTACAGTAGGAGGTGCCTGTGGTGTCCATTGATTAGTCGTACTGTTCCAAGTAAGAATTTGACCAGATGTTGGACCACCCGCACTTACATCTTGAAGTGTATCGAGGTAGAACGATGAAGTTGGCGTAAAACGAGCAAGGTTATCTGTTAATTGACCATTAGATACGACGTTAACTGAAGTAACACCATTAACATAAAATACATCGTTAGCTGTATTGTTTCCTACTACATTTGGCAACCCTGCAGTATTTGTATAATACGAAAGATTTGAACTTAATTGAGAGTTTGATACAACATTTGCAGCATCTAATGTTCCAATATAATTAGAACTATTAGAAGTAAGAGCATTATTAACATTAAGATTGGATTCAGTTTTACCATTAAGATAACTAGCAGCATTAGCAGATATTGTATTAATAAATGCTGTATTAACAAACACACCTACAGAGTTAGAAACAATACCTGTATTAGCAATAATATAATTTGCTGTATTAGCAGTATTTGAAGTTAGTGCGCTATTAACATTAAGATTACTTTCTGTCTTAGTACCAAGATACGTTGCTGAATTAGATGTTAATGCGCTATTAACATTTAAATTACTTTCAGTTTTATTATTTAAATAACTAGAATTATTAGCTGTAATAGAACTATTAACATTAAGATTAGATTCAGTTTTATTATTTAAATAACTAGAGTTATTAGCTGTTAATGCGCTATTAACGTTAAGATTACTTTCCGTTTTAGTACCAAGATACGTTGCTGAATTAGATGTTAATGCGTTATTAACGTTTAGATTGGATTCTGTTTTGCCATTTAAATATGTTGCTGCGTTAGCTGAAATAGCATTAATATATGCTGTGTTAACGAAAACACCAGATAAATTAGAAACAAGACCAGTATTAGCAATAATATAATTGGTTGTGTTTGCAGTGTTTGCATAGATAGCACTGTTAACGTTTAAGGTACCTTCAGTTTTATTATTTAAATAACTAGAATTATTAGCAGTAAGCGCATTGTTTACATTTAGGTTAGATTCTAATTTATTATTTAAATAACTAGAATTATTAGCATTATTAGAAGTATATGATGTGCCTGTATAAATTGTTGAATTTACAGAAGAAAGTGCACCGCCACCAAAAAATACTGTAGCACTACTTACGTTGATATAAGAAGTGCTGTTACCCATCTGAATCAAAGATGTGTTTACAAGAAATATGTTTGCTTGAGTATTATAAATGCCGCCTTGAGGAGCATATACAGTATCACCACCAGCTCCAGAACCACCACCACCAATAGATATTGCTGGACCAGCATTATAATGTGTGTTGTGAAGATTAGCGGATATTACTATTGTATTACTAATAGACGCAACATATGGCAAACCAAAAACAAACTGTGAGTCATTGTTAATATAATTATAATCATTATTGATATATAAAGTATTACTAAAAGTTTGTGTATTTGTCCAAGTATATTGTGAATCAACATTAACTCCAGCGCCACCTCCGCCACCGCCACTAGTTACAGTTGACCAATATACATTACCACTACCATCTGTTGTAAATACTTGACCAGCTGTGCCCCATGTTCCGTTAGCTTGAATGCCAGAACCATTATTAAAAACAAGATCACCATGTTCATCAATAATTAATTGTTGTTCTACAGTTATGTTTTGACTAAAATAAGTATTTGTGCCAGTAAAATTTATATTACCAGACAAATCACCTGTATATGAATTTTTAATATAAGAAGCAAGATTAGCAGCAATAGTTAATGTTTTTGGTGCTGTGTTGCTAGTTGTAAGATATATATTTTCGCCGTTAGCTACATCTAAAGTATCTTCTCCAACAGCAGTTATTGTTGTTTGACCAGATACTGTAATATATTTGTAACCAGATCCTAAACTAACAAAAACATTACCTGAACCTTGATCAGTAACATGAAGACCAGTTGATTCATCAAAATTAATACCAGTAACACTATAAACTGTAGTATTAACACCACCACCAGAACCATACGTGCTTCTTACAGTTAAATTAGAAGATTTAGTAAAAGCTATTAAATCACTACCATTAGAAGAATACAGAACACCATCAGCCATGTTTAAGGCTAATTCACCTGGAAGAATATATGAAGTATTGCTTAAATTTGTCGTGTTAGGAGCGCGCCCTGAAACAGACGTTCTCTTGACTTGAATTAAATTATTAGCCATATGGCTCCCCAATTAATCGTTTATACGACAATAATAAAATAGAAATATATATTTCTATTTATTTAAATTAAAACGTGCCGCCATCTAAAGAAGCATAAACTATAGCAGTACCATTTGATTGAAGTATATATCCATTGTTTGCATTAAATGGTAATACATCAAATCCATTAGTAGAATTAGCAATAAGAAGATCATTGTTAGTATAACTATTAAGACCAGTACCACCAGAATTTCCAAGCAATGGACTTGATAATGTTAAAGTATTAGCTTGAAAATTTGCATTTACTGTTGAATTAGCAGTAATATAAACACTAGTACTATTAGATACTAAAGCATTTGATCTTAAATATGTATTAAGAGTTGATAGTTGAAAACCTGTATTGCCAGTATCTATTAAAGCATTGTTTACGTAATTATCGCTTACCCAATCTTGGAATGTATAAAATTCCTTATGAACATAGTCTCTGAAAACACCAGCATATAAATTAGATGTACCATTGCTATACTGACCAATAAAACCAATATCAACAAGATCTGTTGTATCATTATTGGCAGCAAGATAAATCATGGAATCTGTGACATTAATAGTAGCAACATTTACAGAAGTAACGTTACCAGATACAAAAAGGTCACCACCAATATGAACATCATGTGCAATGTTAGCTGCATATACTGATATAACAGCACTATTAGCATAAATTGTATTTGAACTAATGTCTAGGTTTGAACTAACATATGTAGTTGTGCCACTAATATTATTAATTATAGTATTAGCATAAACAATTAAATTATTTACAGCTAGAGCACCAGCATTATCAGACATCGAAACTGTATTAATTTGAAGGCCTGTGCCAACATAAACATTGCGCCATCTATAACTATCACCACCAAGATCATAATTATTTGTAATTGATGGTATAAAGTTAGATGATATCTTGCCAGTATAATTTACATTAGAACTGATATTTAAAAATGAACCGTTAACAACTGTATTAGCACCGTTAAATACAAGATTACCTGTTAAATCACGTGAATCATTATATTGTACATAATTTGTAGCAGATGAACCACCAACATTTAATGTGTCATTAGCTGTGCCACTAAAAAATGTTATTGTAGCATTAGAACTAATAGATGCATTAACTGTAGTATTACCAACAGTGATAATAGGTACATATAATGTGTTGCTTGCATCAACATAACTTAAATTATTACTAAAAGCAGTTGTATTAGTTGCACTTTGAAAAGGAATAAGTGCAGCATTACCGCCAGAAATGTTAACAGAAATATTTGCATAAAGTGCACTGTTAACGTTTAAATCTGCTTCTGCATGAGTATTAAGATAAGTTGCATTGTTTGCATAAAGAGCACTATTTGTAGTATTTGAAGATGATGCAATATTAACATTCAAAGCACTCTGATTTACCCAATAAATACCACCAGAAGAATTTGAAAGTAAAATTTGACTATCAGTACCAACAGCACCGTTTGCGCTAATAGTAGTAGTATAAAGATTTACTGTTTTAATCTCATCAATATATGATGAACCGTTCGCTACTAATGCTTGATTTGCAGTAAGCGTACCAGGGTTTCTTCTACCACCGATTGCAAATGTTTCTGAATTTGACCCAATATAAAGAATATCACCATTAGCTGTAAAAGCAAATTCGCCGTTCGCCAAACTAGTTGGCGTAGCATTGGTCAGCGATCTTTTTATCTGAATAATATTTGCCATTTAAAAAAGACCCCCGTCTACTGTTAATTGTTTTATTTCGTATTTATTATTTGGTTCATTGTAAGAAACTGTAGAGTTTTGTTGTTTATCTACAATACTGACATCAGTCAAACCTTCTAAAGTTTGTTTTGAACCAGCAAATGTTGGATTATTTCTAAGTGCAATAGGTATACTTGAAGTAAGTAAAGTTGCACTATTATTACTAATAGTAATATTAGGGTTTAAATTGCCTACTGCTATTGTTAATTTGTTAACTGTAAGAACATTAGGCATTATTTAGTTACCTGTGGTGTTACTGTTAATATACCTTCTAATAATCTAGAAACAACATTTGCAGAACTAATAACTTCTAAATCATAAACATATCTGCCAGCAACTACATTAGCTGTATTGGCTGAATTCATAGTCAATGTAATTGTAGAAGTATTAGAATCAAGAGAGATACCAAATTCTTTGTAATTAGAAGATGTATAACTTTTTCTAAATTGAGAACGACCTGTAAAATCTTTTATGTTAATAAGATTTCCTGCGTCATCAGTTAAAGTTATGGTGGCGCTGAAATCAGCACCTTGATCCATAACTAGATATGCTTTACTTGCCATTTAGTTCTATCCTCAAACTACGAGAAGAGTTTTATTAAATTTAACAGTTGTTGTCGTTGTTGCTGGAGTTACAAGTACTCTAACATTACTACCATTAATATCTACTGTAATAGTTGCTAAACTTGAGTTATTGTACATCTGTGAATATTCTGTAGAATAAGCACTTGTACCGTCGTGATAAACCATAATTTTTGACACATGATAACTTGAAGTAGATGTATCAGTAAATTGTAAAGTATACTCACCAGTTCTATATGTTGATATAGAATAAGTATCTATAGCAACCTGAGTTAAAGCAGAAAAATTATAAGAACCAGTAGATGATAATATTCCACTAGTTGATAACTGACTACCACTAATTGCAACGTTGCCAGATATAGTTAATAAACCAGATTGCGAATTAATCGCGTTTGCAATAACAGTTGTAGAATATGTGCTTAAAAAAACATTACTTGAAGTGCCAATTTGATATATGTTATTTGTGCCTGGAACAAAATTGCCAGTTGGATTAAATGTACCAATTAATGAACCAGTAACACTCATATTATATGTTGTTATTGAATAAGTATTTACACTATTACCAGTTAACTGATAAAAATAACCATTTGCACCACCACCAAGAGTTGAATTGGTAATATTTAAATTATAGGTGTTAACAGTATTAGCAATAATAGTACCATTACCAGTAACACCTGTTAAAGTATTAAAATATCCATTAACACCGTAAGTTGAGCCTTTTATTTCAACGTTGCCTGTTGATATTGAATTACTTGAAATAGTATTACTGTAAATTGAATTAGAAACTAAATTAGCACCAGTTAATGTTTTATAATAACCGTTAGCGCCATAGCTAGAATTAATAATATCAATATTATATGTTGATATTGAATTAATAGTTAATGAATTGCCAGTAATAATTGTATTGCTAGTTGAATTTCCAACTACAATAGTACTAGAATTAGCAATAAAACCATTAGTTGTTGCTATTGCATTTACAAGAAATTGTATTGATTTTGTTGCTGTTGTATTAGCAGTAAAATTTGAAGCTACAGTTAAAATTGTTGTTATATCTGAATTATCAGTATTTGAATAAGTAGCACGTAAATTAATTAATGTAGTATTACCAGTAACAGTTAAAGTATTAGCAAGATTAGCATATCCGGAAATTGATAATGAATTACTGAAATTAACATTACCAGTAACAGTTAAAGTATTAGCAACATTAGCATATCCAGTAACAGTTAAAGTATTAGCAACATTAGTATATCCAACAACATTTAAAGTATTTGATAATGAAGTATTACCAATAACAGTTAAAGTATTTAATAATAAAGTACTTCCTTCAACATTTAAAGTATTAGAAAAATTAACATTACCAGTAACAGTTAAAGTATTAGCAACATTAGTATATCCAACAATTGATAATGAATTACTAAAATTAACATTTCCTACAGTAGCTAAAGTATTAGCAACATTAGCATATCCAGCAACAGTTAAATTGTTGGATAGGACTGTATTTCCTGATACTGTTAAAGTATTAGAAAAATTAACATTTCCTACAGTAGTTAAAGTATTAGCAAATGAAACTGCGCCAGTAACATTTAAAGTATTGCTTGCATATATGTTAGCTGCTATGTATAATGTATCTGCAGATAATGATACATTTACATTAGTAGAATTTGATATGATAGTTAATACTTGATTTGTAGTATTTGAATTAAATAATGTATTACCAACAATAGTTGTGCTATTAGCAGTTTGAAAATAAATATTTGCTGGATTTAGATAAACGTTTGCAGAAGAATTAACTTGTGAACTTGTAAAATTAGCATTTGATATTACTGAAAGAGTATCAGATGTTTTTACATTGCCACCTCTAATATTGGTTGCAACTAAAGTATTAGATCCAAAAATACCGATAACATAACCATTGCCAACAGTTAAATCACCAGCAGTATTAGTTGCTGTTGTTACAACGTCAGTATTAACAAGATTGATAATATCATTATCTCTTGTTATCCAATTTTCAAAACTAAAAGAAGCTACGTTTACGATACCAAATTGTCTTGACATTAATTTTTCTCTTTTAAAAGGACCAATTGATTCTTTATTACTTCTATTTCTTTTCTTAAAATTTTTAATTGCTGAGTAATATCAATTTTAAATTTATAATCATTATAAGCTTTCTCATCTTTATTTATTACTATTTTTGTAACAGGATCTTTTTTTAAAAAATTATTAGATTCCATTATGCAGAAACTCCAATTGCTCTTAAAGTAGAAACTTTAGGTATAATAAATGAACTTTCTGAAAGAAATACAATTTTAATTGCAAATGTATCAAATTTATCAAATAATGACATATTTGAATTAAAATAACGAACAGTATTGTTATTTCTTGTATTAATAAATGCTTGATGTGGTAATGTTAATTTAGCTATTTGTAACGTAGATGTACCTATAGCAGTATAATCAGAAGCAGATACTGGCGTATTTAAAGTTATTTGAGTAGCTGAATCAACACTATAAACTGAATATATGATATAATCTTCTGGAAAAAGTTGTGAATAAATTTTAACGAGATCACCAGCTTTAAGACCAATATTTGTATCTTGAAAATTAATTGATCCAACTGATGTAACTGTAGTGCTACCAGAAGTAAGTGTTACATAGCCTGGCAACACATATTTAACATCTGGTGATGTTTTAAAACTATATGAATATTCAATATAATCATTTAAATTACTTAAACTACTAGCTCTATTACCACTAGTTTCAATCATCTCAGTCCAATCCTTATCAATAAAATAATCTGAATCTTGAGAATTAAAAATTTTAGCATAAATTTTAAGATCTGTTCCAGCTGGTTTATAAGCTTGCATATAAACAACGAGATCTTCTGCAGATCTTCCTAAAGGAATTTTTGTTGTTATATGTTTAGAAAGAGCATTACCTAATGTTGTATTTTCATTTGTAGCATCATTATTGATAATATAACGTGTGAATAATACATCTGTAGCATTATAATCAATCTGTGGTGATGAATAATCATTAGTTGATGTAATATTAAATGTTAATTTAGAAGATACACTTTTTACAGTTGATGACCATCCTTGTAGATCTACTTCATTAGATCTTGATTTTAACATAACTGGTTGACCAACTGTATCTAAATTAGAAGGTGAATATAAAGTAATAAGCCATCCTGGTGGTGGATATGCAACAATACCTGTTAAATCATCTGTTGAGGTATAACCAAAATATTGTTTTGTATTAAATGATGTTAGTGCAGGAGCATAAACATATACATGAGGTTCAGTACTATGAACAATAATATCATTAAAATATGCACCAGAAACGGTTGTTCCAGTTTGTTCACCAACAAGAACACAATTATTTGTAAATCTAACAGTTGAATTTGCATTTGAATCACTTAATATTAAAAAGCTATTAGTGCCTGATACTAGTGAACCAGTTCTTACAACATAAACTTTAGCAACTGCTGTTCTGTAAAAGTTAGAACTACTATTAGAGAATGAAAAAGTTTCATCAACTTGGATAGTATTATTGTCATTAGAAACACTGAGCACTTTTCTTACATTTTGTTGATCATTATTTAATACAACAATATAACTATCATCACCAGTTGGTGAAAATAATCCAGCAAAACCGCCACCAGTTGTTGTTGCTATAGATTGACCAGCAAGAACTGAAACTACTCCTGATGGAGAAGATAATTTTTTATATACATATTCACCATTATAAAATGTGCCAATTGATTGGTTATATGAAACATATTCATAATTTCTTATATTTAAATCAAATTGTGGAAATGTGCCTGCAGGTATTACACCATCATATGCATATCTAGCAACATATACAATAAATTTTAAATTTTTATATGTGAGCGGTTGCCAATTTGAAGATGACCCTGAAAGTTCAAAATATTTACCTTGGTATTTACCAGCAATACCAGCTGAAGATAATTTAGTATCTACATTTATTTCACCTTCAGTTGCTGCCCAAAGAACATAACCAGGATCATCGTTATCATATTTAACAATTATAGCATATTCAACACCAGTTCGAACTGGTACAGGTGATATAAATGTGAACTTTGTTGATGTAGAAGCATCTAAAGATGATTGAATATTTGTATATTCTTGTCTTGCTGCGGAAAAATTATCTAAAGAATTACCATAATTTGGCAAACCGCCAGCTGCTGTTGGAACAAGATAAATGAGAACACCTGGTTCTTGTGTACCAGAATCATTGCCAAGTGCTGTTGGCTTACTTTTAAAAAATAGATCAATACTAGTTATATTAATTTGGTCAGCCATTTTAACAGATGCGGGGTCTATTGTAAAAGTTTGTGCTGCACGCGCAATTGAAATATTAGTCATCAAATTTTCCTTAATTTTTTACAATATTTGAAGCATTGGTATATTTTGTAAACATGATATCAGGTGTATTATTAATAAGTTGAATAGTTTTTGAACCAACACTTGTGCCACTAAAATTAGTAATGGTTAAAATTTTATTACCACTACTATTATTAAAAATATTTCCAAGAGTTTTATTTTGTAACAAAACATCTTGATTTTGTCTAGACCAATAAAAAGTAAAATTTAATTTACCATATCCATCAGATATTAATGATGCACCTATAGATTTACCATCTTGTTTACAAAATTGAGTATAATCTAATGTATCAAAAATAATATAATAACGAGTGTATGGTATTAAACTTACGAATTGCATATAAAATGACTGATCAGGAACAGAGAACTTAGTTACTGCTAATCTTTTTTTAATGTTTGAAATATCCAATTTAGTTCTCCTTAAGAAAATTCTTGTTAATTACCATTATAATTATAATTTCCACCTGGAATAAAAGTTTCTCCTAAATTAGTAACTAAATTACCTGGTGCACCAGATATATATGAATATGATTGACCCGAATCACTAATTGGATTGGTACCATCTGTAGCTCCAGGAATGTTCAATGCTACACCAGGATAAGCAGGATTAAAATATATATTACCTACATCACCATTATAAGCATAAAACCATTGATCAACAACAAGACTAGGAGTTGGTGGATAATTTGATGGACCTGGACCAGTTGCAGGTGTAGGTGTAGTAGTAATAGGCGCAACAGTAATTACTGGCGTAGGTGTAGGTTTTGGACCATAATTTGAAGGAACAGCTTGACTTGTAGCACGAACATAAGTTACAGGATTTATATATCTTAATACATTTCCTGAACTATAAGCAGGTGGTGATGTAAATGTAAATGCAAGATTATGATTATTTATTAAAACACAATTTGGATTAGAAAATAAATTAGTAGTTATTGTGTCGATTGAATCGCCATATTGATAATATCTTCCTACCCAATAAACAAACCCACTCCATTCTGGGAATCTGCCAATACCGCCTCTAAGTGAGGCACCGCCTGTTATTGGGCTATCAATATAATAATGATAAATTGTATCAACAACAGTTGAATCCAATGGTATATTTTGATTTATAGCAGCACTGAGACCGTCTATAAGTGTTTGTTTATCATCAATTTTAAACATTTCTGTTAACGGATTTGTAAAGAGACCGCCAACATCAACATAATATTGAGTTACATATCCAGATAAAGCAGCAGAACTTCCATATGATGTTGAAGTATTTTCAAGTAAAGGAAGCGATGCATTATTTTGATCTGGTTGTCTTTCGAAGAAATAAGAATTAGGATAAGAACTATAGTTAAATCCTGCAGGTAATGATGCTGGACTAAAAGATGATACTACATCAGGACTTGTATTAAATAAATCTTGTAGTCCTTCAAAAGGAAGCGAACCTCCACCTGCTGCTGTAATTAAAGCATTTTTAATATTATTGAATATAGCATCTAGATCTGATAGTGTATTACCATTGACAATTACTTTACATACCCAATAATAAACACCAGAAGGTTCTGGTAATCTACCAAAGTATGTATAATATAATTCATGGATATATGTTATTAAATCGACACCATTAGAAGAATCCATTAAATAATTTATGCCAGTTTTATTATAAAGATCTGCTCTAATTAAATTTGTCATTGTTGATGGACTGATTTGTACAGTTTTAAATTTGGTACCATCAGTTGAAGCTACTAAACCTGCAGATATACCTGCAACTTTTGTTGGAGTCCAACTACGAATATTTGGACCTAATGTTCCAATCCATCCAGAATCCGCAAGACCACCATATGAACTAGCTAATGCTGGTGCGCCCATTAAGTTAAGAACATTAATTGGGTTATTTCCAAAAGGAAAACTAGATCCATTATAAGAAGTAATAGAAGATTCTAAATTATATAATGTATTTCTTGCGACACCTAATGTAGTTGTACTTGTTGAAGTACTAGTTGTTGTTGAACTTGACGTAGATGTAGTTGAACTTGAACTTGACGTAGATGTAGTTGAACTTGACGTAGATGTAGTTGAAGTGCTAGTTGTTGTTGAAGTGCTAGTTGTTGTTGAAGTGCTAGTTGTAGTAGTGGTTGTAGTTGGTTGAATCGGTCCAACATCAATTTTACAATCAGTATAATCTTGTGAATTAATTGGATACTCTAATAGCCAACGCCATTTTAATGCACCAGTACCTTTTGTTGCAACAATTTTATATCCAGTACCACCAGAAATATTATGATCAAATGTTATTTTACCAGATCCAGTAACAAAATCACCATTAATGGTAGGATTGTTTGTATCAAGTATAACATCAGTATCATTAAATTGTGAGAAAGTTTTTAAAAATGTTAAATCGTCATTAGTTAAATGTACTGCACTAGAAGATTGAGCAAGTAAAGTGCCTCCCCCATGAATACCAGCTCCATATGCACCTTGGTAAATATCAAAACTTGATGGTTTACCATAAGTGTAAAAATATAATGTACATGGTTGATTAAAATCAGCAAATCTTGTTGGATAATATGTTTCAACTGCACCATCAGCTACGTATGGATTTGCTTGTTGATCAGTTACTTCAATAATAACAAATGGATCTCCATTAGTAAGAACACAAGGTTGTGGCAAATCTTTATAAGTTGCTACATCTTGTCTTACAACAGCAGATTCAGCTAATATATTCATTGACCAATGATTTTGATCTCCGTGAATAAGATTAATAGCATCTGCTTTTGGATACAAATTAAAAAATTGAGTAGAAGCTGAATATTCTGGATTACTTGTATCAGAGAAATTAGATGTATGGAAATCGTCTACAAAGAATCCGTATTTGAATCGTTCAATTGAAGAATTAATTGAACTTGGAATAATTTGATTAGTTGTAGATGCTTCTAATGTATTAAGACTTACATAATATTCTAGATCATGAATTCGTCTTTCAAGTTTAGCAATTTCTGCCATGCTATATCCACGTGGCTGAACATTAGTTGTATTTGTTAATAAAGTAGATGTTACTTTAGAATTAATTCTTTGTGTTGAATATTTTTCACTCGCCATTCTTGTGTTAAGAATTTCTAATGTTCTATTATTAGGTACTTTAGGATAAGTTGGATAAGATGGTATAAAAATATTATTAACTAAAAGAGTATCTGATGGTTGATTAATTAATGAAGGTGATATACCAGGTACACCATGAATTATGTTTATAGTTCCATTTTTAGAAACTACAACTGTATCAATTCTAGGTAAATAAAATGAAATGGTACCAATTAAATTACTATCTGGTATTGGAAACTTAATATCAGCTCCACCATTTGTATCACCAGTAAAAAATACAGTACTAATAGGATCAACATTAGTTTGATAATAACCAGAAGGACTGTAACCTGGTGATTGAGGAGAATAAGCACTAGATGCATAAACATCAATAGTTGGTAATGCTTGTGGTCTAAAATCTATTGAATTTAATAAATCAAAATAACCATCTTTGTTTGAATAAAATTCAGAAACTTCATACGTATTAATTAAACCATTACTAGTTAAATCAGTAAGACTATAACTGTCATTAATAAATTGTTGAATGTTATTTGATGACAAATACGAAGTAGATGTAAAATAACCTGTAGTATTAACAATAAATGCGTCAAAAAGAACTTCAATAATATCTGAACTAGTTAATGATAGATTTGAATTTGGTTCAAGATATAGATAACCTAAATCATAAAAATCAGGATTTTGATTATGATCGATATAGAAAGAAGATGTTTTTATAGCACCATTTACTTTAACTTGTTTTAAACGGAAAATATCTGGACATCCAAGACACCACGGTCCTGTTGATCCACCAGGATTAGAAGCAGTTGTTATTTTTACTGGAATATTTCTTTGTGCCGTTTTTGTACCTGGTGATACATTTGATCTGTTTATTGAATATGTTACAGAAACGGGTACTGTACCTGTACCTTGTAATCTATTACCTAAGTTTAATGTTAATAATTTTTGAGTTGCATCAACATTAGCTGAATAATTTTCATTTGTTCCAAAAGGTATAGCAAGATTTTGTGGAAAGAAATAGTATGTATTTGCACTAATAGAATTAAATTCTAAATTTGAACTTACTTGTAATGATGTGTTATTATAAATGGCTACAATTTGTTTAACAGCAGTATGTGCAGAAGCAGCGGTAAATTGATGCCCTATTTCATCACTACCTGTAGCTGATGAAATATCAATAGGAGTTGTATTACCAAAACTACTAGTTAATTTAAATTGTGTAGCATCAGCATTAATAACATAATAAGTTGCACCACTTGATAATCCAACAATTGATGTATTACCAGAAGAAACTGTATAAGTTACAGCATCACCATTAATAAATGGATTATTAGTGATATTAATATAATTAGAAATAATAGCAGAATGTGGAGCGATATTAGCACCAAGAATAGTTGATTGAATATAAATAAAATCACCAACATTATATTCATTAACAAAGTTAGTTGAAACGCCTGTAATTGTATTGCTGCCATATGTTGTTGATACAGTTCCAATTAATGGAACAGATCCAACTAAATTAGCAGAAGGCACAACATATAATTCTTCTAGTTGTGAAAATGATAGTTGACCATAATAAGGAAAAATTTCATTTGGTACGGATGAATAATTTATTGTAGCAAGTCCAGTATTAGCAAAACTAATTGAATTATTAACTGTTCTATATGAATAATTAACATTAGATATATTTTGAATAGTATTAGTAATACCACTATTAAAAATTAATTTATTTTTATTAGAATTTACTATTGAAGCTGCATTTACACCAGTTACAAGATCTGGTTGTAAAACTATATCAGCAATACCACTTACTGATGCACTGCTAAAAAATACACTTCTTGTATCTTTAAAGTTAAAACCACCATAAGTTTTTGTAGCAAACAAATATAATCTATAAACAGCAGTATTTGTTCCAGGTGCGCCACTTTCAAGATCTAATGAACGAATTCTTGCTTCACCAACACGATTACCTTTATATGTAATTGCTGTTGTGTCTACTGTTAAATTATGATAAATTCTAGGACTTGCATTAGCTTCAGTAATATTTACTGTTACACCACCTAAAGTAGGCGATACTTGAATTGCAGTAGAATTTGAAGTAATAACATAATAATATGAATTGCCAGTCATACCAACGATTGCTGTTTGACCTGCAGGAACATTATAATATATTTTGTCATTAACAGAAAACAATAAATTAGCTGAAGTAATTAAAATTGTATCAGCTATTGCATTAACACCACTAGTATTTGGTGTAATATTAACAGGTGTAACAATAGTTGCTTTATTTGTAATATATTGTTTAGCAGTATCGTAGAAATATACTTTTCCAGCATTCATAAACGGAAAATTTCCGCCTAATTCAGTAATTCTAATATAATTACCATAATCAATACTGACAATTTGATTATTACTATAACCAGTATTAATACCAGCATTAATAGTTTTAAAATAATTATCGGTTGTTTCTACTCTATAACCACTAATATATGCTTTACCAGGATCAACTACAACAGAAATTAAACTAGCTTCAGGTTGTGTATTACTTGTATCAGATGCTATTGGTGATCTTGTAGTTGCTAAAAACTCATCAAGAACATAATCGCCCGCTTCGTCTAAAGTTCTACGAGCCATTTCATTATTAATTTCATTATATGATGTATAGATATTTTGTTTAAATGGATTACCTTCACTAAAATCTACTAAACTGTAATATAAATCTGAAGCATTAGCATCAGTTGTAGCTACTACAATTAAATTAGGTACTAGTTTTAAACGATCAGCACCAGGTGCATTTGCATTACTTTGACCAATAACATTATCTAATAATGATGAATCTTGATTTGAGTTAATAATAGATTCATTTGTTTGAAATACTACAGATACACCATCTGGCATATTAGAATATTTACTGACAATGACATTTTGTGATTGTACTTTTAGAAAGTAACCTTTCTGGTAAATATAACCTTCTGTTACATACATTGAATAACCAGAACCAGATGCTGTAAAACCAACTGGTGTTTTAATTTTGGTTACGTAATTAACAGCATTTAAGTTTAAATCATTAATACTTGCTGTATTTTTAGCAGGTTGAATAGTAACATATGGTAATACACTATAACCTGTACCACCATTTGTTACTGCAATTCCATTAACAAAACCAATTGCATCTGTAATAACTTGACCAGCTGCATGTAAACCAATAGTTTGAATTACACGTGCAGCACCACTGCTTGTAGTATCTACAATAGTATTATGTACGGAAGTATCAACAGTTGTATTTTTAAATACCCATGGCGTTGTAGATAAATTATTTAATAAATCAGAACTTAATGGTTGAATACGAAGAATAATATCATCATATAAATGTGAAGGGTCATCTTGAAATTGATAATTATTTAAGATATCAAAAATTTTAGCTTGACTACTAGTATCTGGTTGTGTAATAGTATCATTTATATTAAAATTGCTTTTCCAAGCAGTAGTATATGAAGGATCTGTAGATGGTAATCCATCTGGGTTTCTAATTCTAATAGCACTAGCAAATACAACTGTATCTGTATTACTGAATCCTAATCCACCATTATTAATATTTACAGAATAAAGACTGTTATATGTATTATAAATGGTAAGTGTTTCACCTTCTGCATATGATGTTGTTTGACCATCATTACCATTATTAATATAATTAATAAAAAGAGTTTTTGTATCACCAGTTAATGATACTTGTGAACCATCTACAGCTTGCAAAATTTTACCAGTTAATCCTGACGAATCAGATATAACATTTAATCCAACATAAGACGATGGTGTAGTAGGAATGCCATTAATATCTGTATCAGAAATACGAACATAATTATAATTACTATCAAAAGTAAAATTAACTCCCGAAATAATAGATCCATTTTTAAATATGTTTGAACCAAATTTTTCAATTTGATTTTGCATTATTGACTGGATTTGATTTAATTCACGTGTTTGTACTGAAACGCCTGGTTTGAATAGTACTCTATAGAAACTCTTGTTCTCATCAAAATCATCAAAATATGGAGAAACACTGAGATTAGTTTGTAATGCCATTTGATTCGAAACCTCTTTTAAAATTCAAAAACGAGTTTGAACGTTTCAGTTTGTGTATTTGATCTTGTTATTGAAGCTAAATTTTCTAAATACAATATCTCACCACTTCCAAATACTAGTTCTGGTAAATATTTATATGTTAATGTAGCCACTGCTCCAGAAGATTCACCATATATTGTATTAGAAGTGTCAAAAATACCATTTTGATTTGTTACATAATAACTAGTAATAGCATTAAAAGTTTCTACAGCAAATAATACTGCATTTGAAATATTTAATGCAACTTGTGTTACAGTTTCATTGTTTATAAAATTACCAGAAGTTTGTGTACCAACATATCTATATGTTTGAACAAAAGTATTAAAATTTTTGTTTTCGTCATTTATACTAGTGTAAATTATACCATTAGAATAACCACCAGAACTATTTCCAACAAGAATAGCATCATTTTTAATTAAACCACTAATATTACTTAAAGTAATAATTCCAGCTGGGTTTTCTATAACTGTACCATAAGCTTGTGTATCTAAAATATATATTGTAGCATTGGAAAAATCAAAGTTTGAAGTTTCATTAAAAACAATTTCACTATTGTTAGTTAAAGAAGCTACTGTAAATATGCCATCATTTGTACCATTCGAAACGTAAATTCTAGTATTTGGTGTTAATGATAAATTAAATGTTCCAACAGTAACATCAGTATTAACAATAGCAGTATTTGTATCTTGTGAAATGTATACAAAATTTTGAATTGGTTTAGGATAAAAATTATATACAGTTTCTCCGTTAGTAAAATTACCTCTGTTACTATTATCAATAGTATTATAATGAAGAGAAGCAGAATTAAACATAGGATTTTTTAATAGTCCAATTTGTCTAAACTGATTAACTGAAGGAACAGTATTGCCTTCAGTGTTTGCAAATTTAGTACTTATAGCAGCAGTTGAGCAATACAATTCTTGATCTTGATGAGCACCATGACCATCTGGAGGCGAAAGTATCGGTCTAATAGTTGCTTGTGCAATAACATTAACTGGTTCGGCAGCATAAACATTAGCAGTTGCTGTTTTATAACCAGCACCAGGATTTAACATTTCAATTCTAGAAACAGTATTACTTCCTGGATTAATATATGCCCAAGCTACAGCATTAGTAGTTTGAGTTTGTTCACTTTGAATATAAACACCAGGATACACTGAATAAATTGAACTATTATCAGGTTCAATAGTAAATGGTGAATTTAATTGTACATATCTAGGTCTACCAATTTCACTACCACTATAAGTTACGATTGTTCTGTATTGACCATGGCCAGTACCATCAGTAATTGCAAGTATACAACCTTTATAAAAATCGTCTTGTGTACTGACACCAGGTGTACTAATAGCATAATAAGCAGAATTTGAAAGAACACCTACATCAGTTGTAGAAAATGTACCATTTATAATATAATTACTATAACCAGCACCAATTCCTAAAATTTTAATTGTATCAATAGCTCCTGGTACAGCAATATTTGTTACAGATGTATTAGCAATAAATGGAATATATTTGTCTGTTGAAAATTTATTAAAAATATCATTACTAACACTGTACATATATTTCCAAACATAACCATCTGATGGGTTATATTGTATTCCGTCTGTACCAATAGATGAAATACTTGGTATAACAGTTGTTATATTTGAATCTTTTAAATTTAAAGCAGCAGCACTATTATTATCCAAACATTTAAAAATATTATAAAATTCACCTTCTAAAACATAAACAAAAAAATCTTTAGAACTTATTGATGGATCTTTATCATCGTACATAGCATAAATTGAACCAGATTTCCATTCAATATTACGAATCATTAAAGATACATCAGAATTTTGAACTAGTTTACCAAAAATCATATTTCTATAAACATCATTAATAGTTTCATAAGTGTTATCATTAATAGGTAAAATTGTAGAATTTTCATAATCTAAACTGTTACCAGCAAAAACATAATAAAAACTACCATTAATACCGCCAGAAGAAAATGTATTAAGAAAATTTTCAGCTGAGTTATAACGATAAATGTTTGGTATCAGTGATTGTGTCATTAATTTAGTTGCCTTTGTTAGTTTATTTCAACTGTAGAATTTATAATTGTTGATACAGGAATATTAGAAGTTATAATTGTAGCTGCAAAATATTTAGTACCTGCTACATGGAGTAATTGTTTTAACATAGCTTCGTATTTATCAAGAGTAACTGCTGATCTAACTTCGTATGAAAATTCTTGATAATATTCACCATCACGGATTTTTTTAGACGAAGATAAAAATCCGTTTTGTGTTCTATAATATCCTGCAGCTTTACCTTCTTGACCTATTTTTGTAGTATCTAATTCATTTCTAGTACCTAAATTCATAACTACTGTACCAGCTCTTAATCCATCTGATGAAATAAATTGACCAAACTCTTTGTTAACATAACCAAAACCAGAATCAATAATTTTTAAATTAGTAACCGCGCCTTGCTCAACAATAACATTTGCAGTAACGATTGCATTATCGCCCATTGGTTTAGTTTTGTTGTCAACAGTAATACCAGTAACAAGTGCTGAACATAAAGAACTATCACCTTTTATAACATAACCATTATAGAAATTGTTTTCAAAATTTATTAATTTAACTGAAATAGATATTGAGTTTACTGATTTAACTAATCCTCTAGCACCAGTATCAGCTATTAAATATTGAGGCGATCTAAGACTAGTATTAGATTCAGTAATAACAATAGCTGGATCACCAGAAACAGTTGAAAGTTGAATAGCAGAACTATTTGCAGTAACAACATAATAATATGTATTACCTGTTAAACCACCTATAGGAGCATCACCTGGTAAAACATTATAATAAATTTTTTCATTAATTGAAAATAAAGTATTAGCTGATGCAATTAAAATACTATTAGATGAAGCATTAACACCACTAGTATTTGGTGTTATAGGAACAATATTATTTTGAGTTATTATTTCATTAATAGCAAAATTTTTAGTAGCATTTGTATAAAATATAATTATATCTTTTTTATCATATACTGAAATTATTTTTTCATTAATATTAACAATCGGTGCCACATCATATTCAGCGCCTTCGTCAATACCAACAAGACTGGTAATACCACCAATTGTTATTTCTTCAAAATTTAAAATATTAGCAAGAACATTTGAATTTGAATCATTAGCAATAACAGTAGGACTAATACCGTAATCAAATGCGTTTAATGGTACATCAAGATAATCTAAAACAAAATCAGTATTAATAGCCAATGTTTCAGGATATGAAAGAGTAGATGGAATATTAAAATTAGCTAGATAACCATGTGAAATTGAAGTTATAGTAGCATTACTATATGTGTTTCCGTCATACCAATTAGAAGATGTAATAAAATTACCAGCATTACTGTAAAATTGAAACTTAGCCGGAGTAAATATTAAAGTAGCATTAGCAAGAGGTATTGACGGTTGTTGTGATAAAGTAATAGCATGAGTATTTATTATACCAACAACAGTTGTTGTAGTTAAAGTAGATAATTCACCTACATATGGCCATACTAAAATTGAAGCACTTGATAATGGTGTTGTTGGTATATTTGTTAAAGTAAAAGTACTTGGACTTTCAATAGTACTAACATAGGTATTTGTTGCTAATACACCAGTTCCAGAAGTAATTGTTATTGGTGATCCTGCGATAATATGAGTTGTATCTACTACAGTAACAACATTACCAGAACTAGAAGCACCTGTAATAACAAAAGAATTATTTGATATTGTAACTGTAGCAGCTGGTGCTATTCCTATTGATGTTGCAGCAACAGAAATAATATTTCCTGATATTGTGTTACCTGTTCTAGTAAAAGTAGCTGGTGTAGCAAGAACAATGCCTAATTCAATACTAATTGAATCTATATTTGCTGAGTTATTTGAAATTGAACCAATTAAAGGTTTAGTATTAACAAATAATCCATAAACATTTGATATAGCAATAATACCAGTATTTGCTCTTTTATTAGTTACTAATAATTCAGTAACTATACCAGAAGCAGTTTCTATACCAACATTAGAATATTGATAAACTGGTTCATTTAAAATAAATGATGACGAATTAGAATAATTAATTGTTATTGTATCACGTGTGCCAATAGTATTAGCGCTAGCACTTTGATCAATATATGGGATAATACCTGCATTAGCAGTTATAGTATTACTTTCTGTATAATATTTTGTACTAATCATATTACCAGATAAAACACTAAGATATAAATTACCTGATAATGAATTACCAGATATACCTTGAATAATTGCTTTACCAGTTTGTGAACCACCACTATAGGTATAAAGATTTGCACCAATAGCAAAATCACTTGTAGCATTAGCGTAATTTATTTGTGCTTGCTTAGATGTAATGTAATCAAAATTATTAAAATATGAATCAACTGTATAATTAGCATTTGTAATTTGAACATTTGCTAAATGTAATACTTTTTCTGAAATTATTACATTAGCATTTTTGGTATAACCAAAGCCACCATCAACTAAAATAAATTTTACTTTACCAGTTATATCAGATATATCAGTAACAAGCCCTTTAGCACCAATACCTTCATATGAAGTAATATCTACAGTATCACCTATAGCAAAATTTTTACTACCTGTAATAACAGTAACAGTTGTCAGTGAACCTATTATTTTTGGATTATTATAATATGATGATTGTGACGTAGTTTTAATAAGTTCACCAGTAATAAAATGTGAACCTTGTATAGTCAGTGATATAGTAAAAACTTCAATAAAGACATTTTTAATTTTTTTTCTTGTTAATTTTTCTACGAATGCAGTTGTACCAGACTGTAATCCAGTAATTTGTTTACCAACAAAAAATATATTAGTAGGAGAAGAAGATACTTCTAGATATGTTTGTTCATACCAATCTCCACTAGATAATTTAAACATATCATCACCAGGAAGATAAACATCTGCTGGTGTGTCAAAAACTACTTTAAAAAGAAGATCGATTGCTCGTTTTGTACCTTTAGAGCGGTACAAATCAAGACTGTGTTTAACCATTTTTCTAGTAGAAGCAGCAGTATTAAACTGAATATTTTTTAAATATTTTTCTTTAAAATAAACAACAAAAGAATCAACTGTAGTGTCAATATCTTTATTATCAAGAAAATTTCTAGAATAATAAAGGGGATTACCTACACCACTAGTGGAGTATTGCTCCATCCATTCGTAATATTGTTTTACAAACTCAACAAATACTGGTCCCTCTTCCTGAATAAAATAAGGAAAATGAGAAGTAATTAAATTTGATACTGTTTTTTCTATTTGGCTCATTATTCTCTTACAGTCTGAACATTGATATTAATTTCATCTAAACCAAGTTCTAGAATATTGTTACCATTAACAGCAACATCATCATAAGCTGGAATAGCATAAATTCTTATTTCTTGATTTTGAAAATTATTAATATTAAAATTTACTAAACTTACAACACCAGTACCATAATCTACGGTTCCAATATTGACTACTTTATAATGATTACCACGACCATCAGATCTTACAATTCTAATATTTCCAATACCATCATCTTCAAATAAAACTGTTGGGAAATCACCATAAGAAAAATATGAACTAGTAATAGCATGTAGATCTTTTTCTGGATGTGGATCTAATAGTTCAGCACCCTGTGAAAATAATGGAATACCAAATCTAATTATTATATTTTGAGGAACACCAAGGAATGGTACAATTTTTTTGTACATTGTAATCGCAGTTTCATTACTTACAATACTTGGATCAGAAGAATCAATTGATGCAGTAAGTTTTGATTTTCTTAATGTAACATTAAAATCACCTAGATATGTATTATCATAGGTAACAATATTATTATAAACTGCTGATCTAATTTGAGCTGGTGTTTCTTTAGTAATATTGATATTATAATTAATTGTAGATGTAATCTTATAATATAGATTTTCAGGTTGAATAATGATTGAATCAATTGACAAAGGTGCACGTGGTTTAAGAAAATTTATATATTCTGTTTTTTTAGCATCTGGTAATCCATCAACATCTTTAATTTTTACTGATATAAACACTTTACCGTAAAATGGAGGATCTAATGTTTCGCCACCAAAAACAGCAGTAGTTTGAATTTCAGGAAAAGCATTTCTTAAAAGAATAGAATAATCTGATGCATTTACTGCACGTTCTTGTGTTTGAAAATATCTTGGCGCTTTAAATTTTATTTGTTGACTAGATTCTAAATCAGCACCATTATATGATCCGCCTGGAAATTCAGATGCTGATTGTAATAAAGAAACATTGACAAATGTACCACCACTAGTAGCACCTACATCAGTATCTAAAGTAAATAATGTAACACCATTACCATCTAAACCATTGTTTACTCTATATTCAACAGTAATAAGTGCATTGTTACGAGGACGACGACCAATAATATCATCACCAAAAACTATTTCATATTTTCCATTATCTGCTGCTTGAAGGAAAAATTTAGGATCAATATTTCTAACGTCAAGCAATGTAGATGCATAAACATAATTATAAATTGACGCACCAGAATTTTCTGTTACAGTTACAGTTATACTATCAGTATCAATAGTTGGATCAGTTAGAACAAAACGTTGTGTATCAATAGTATAATCCATTACAAAAGTATCTGTTTGATAAACACCTTGATATAATACAAATGGATCAACAATACTTGAAGCACCAATGCTATCATATATTCTTTGAGAAATAGTAAATATATTTGTAGGTGGATTAGTAGTATCATCATATACTGGTACGTTATTAACGTAATTACCATCAGTAACAAAAGTTCTAGATACACCTCCTGTTGTACCACTGAATCTAGTACCTTTTGGCATAACAAGTGCACTAGCATCTGCACTTAATCTTATAGTAAATGGTTCTAAAGTAATTCTAGATGATTTACTTGATCTAGGAAGATAATTTAATTCTTTAGCATGTGAAACAATACTGTCTCTTAATTGAGCAGAATCTAGAAATGATTCTGAAGCAACCATGTTAAGATAAAACGAATTTAAAAATGTATTATAAGATAAAACATCTAATAAGATATTAATATTAGAGCCTTCAAAATTATAATCTTTAAAAGCAGATTGAGATTGTAAATATGTTTTTAAGCTAGCTTTTGTTGAATCAAAATCTAGGGAAACTAAATCTAATGAACTATTAGCTGCCATTTATCGGACTCTTTGTAAAATAAGGTTTAAAGTATCTATATTTGTAGTATTTATTAAATTAAAAGTTATTGATACGACAAGTTTATTTTCATCTGTTGGACTTGCAGCTGCAGATACATCTAATAAATTAGCACGTGGTTCAAAAAATATCACAGTTTCTTTAATATAATTTTTAATATCTTGAATAGCAAAACCATCTAATGGTTGAAAAAGCATTTTCCACACATTTGAACCTAAATTAGGACGAAATGGTCTTTCACCAAAATTTGTTAGTACAAGATTTTTAATACTTTGTTTTACAGCTTCAGAATTAGTTACACGAGCAATATCATTAGACAATGGGTGCAAATCTAAATTACCAAGAAAATCAGAAAATAGTTCTGGTTGTTTTTTATATGCTGTATTTATTTGAGCTCTTGACATTTATTAACTCGCTGTTACGTTTGCGTCGCCACTAGTTGCTTTTGGATCACAATGAATAGGATCAATAGGACATAATGAATCTGGATCTGCATCATCACCTTTACCTATAACTCTTTTGCCATTAATATAGATAGCTGCTATTTTGCCAGGAATTAGACCACCACCACCATCAGTATTTGGATCACCATCTACTGCCCAAAGTTGACCATCAACAAAAACAAATCCTTGCCCAACTACAGTAGTTGTAGCACCACAAGCTCTATCATCGTTATTTCTATGAACTTGTACCATTTTATTATCCTGATTTAAAATCTATTTTTGGTGCTGTAAGTGTATTTGTTCCACCATTCTTTGTACTCATTTCACCACCAGAACTAATTGAAACAACACCGCCTGCTTGCAAATTAATATCAGCAGTGGCACTTATTGCTAATGAACCACCAATTTGAAAATTAGCATCAGCTTCTGTAACTACAGTTAAATTCTTACACATAATAAACAAATCATCTAAAACAATTATAGTAGATGCTTTCTGTGCAGTAAAAACAAATTGTTCACTAGCAGCTACAGAATAAACACCATTTATTTCCATATGTTGATCAGCAGAAGATATTCTCAAATTACCATTATACTTGTGATCGCTATTGCCATCAATAGTACAAGTACTACCTTGAGACACATACTTGTGTTCTTGTCCTACAACGCTTTCAGTTTTTCTTCCATCTGGAGACCATTCAATATAAGAACCTGATTTATGTCCAATACGTATACGTTCACTTCCTACTGTATCATCAAATTCAAATTCATGTCCAGATTCTGTTGTAGCTTTTTTATTTGTATAGTATTCAGCATTATGTGAAGTTTCAGGATGTCTAACTGATGTATCTGGTGGGTTTTTAGCTGCTGCGTTTGGATCTGAAAATGCCATTATCATTAAACCTTATAAATTGTGCCAGTTATATTATAAGAAACACCACTGTTTTGATTAATAATATTTTGAAGTGTATTGATAGCTACGCCAGCTGGTATAGCTACTTGTATTGAAGAATTTATTAATGAATTAATATTGTAATTTTTTGAAGTTATATTAACATTATTAATAATAGTAGGAGGTATAGATAAACTTGTTGGTGGGTTAATAATTTGTATCGGTGCTAAACTTGATGTTATTCCAGTATATACACCTGGATTATTTAAACTTAAACCATTAAAACCAGATATACTTACTGCACCTGAAACTTGTAATATTGAATTATTTAATGAACCAGCAATACTGCTAACAGCACGCAAATCATTTGCAATAGTACCTAATGCTCCTGATATAGGTAATCCACCAGTAATATTAGCAGCTACACCAGCAATATTACTTAAACTATTTGTTACACCTAATATATTACTTATGTTAGGTGTCTGTATGTTTGGTATTTGTAAGCCAGGTATTTTAGGTATCGAAGGTGGTTTTAAACCAGCAAACGCTGCTCCAGCAGATCCTTTCATCATACCAGCTATAGCAGTAGCAGCACCAAATGTACCTGTTAAAGGACCAAGTAATCCTTGTGCACCTCCAGCTAATTTTTTAAGCCCATCTAATCCACCTAATGCACCTACAATGCCAGCTAAAGGATTAGCGCCACTAAAAGCATTTGCTAACATCTGTTCTGTTGCTACTGCTTTTTGAACAACACTTAAAGCCAATGAAGGATTAGATGCAATTTGAGCAGCAAAACCTACTGGATCAGATACAGCATATTTGCCTGTATTTACTAGTGTAAGGGCTTTTGCTATTTGTGCTTGTGGTGTTGAAGGAATGGATCCTGCTATAGAACTAATTTGATGAGCAGCAGCTGCTATACTCTGAGCACTATTAACTAAACCTGCAGCTTTGTTTGCTAAACTCATAACATCACCAAGACCTAATTTTCCTGATGCTAATTTTTGAAAATTAGACATTAACGAACCAGCTACAGCAAGAGTATTAGTCATAGATTTAATAGCACTTAGTGCCCCTGGTATTGAACCAGAAAGATTACTTGGATCTACTTTATTAATTCCATCTAATATTTTACCGCCATCAAAATGTAAATTACCTAAGGTTGGAATATTAAGATGTAATTGATTTGCTTTACCTAGATCTTCTGTTAAACGTTTCTTAGTTACATCATTTTCGTCTTTACCTTTTGTAGCAGCAGTTCTAGCTCCTTTAGGAAGATCGTTACCATCTGGATTAGTTGTTTCACCATCATTACCGCCATCAGTACCAGCACGATGCAATAAACCAAAAATAACTGGAATTGATTCATCATGATCAGCATAATAACCAATTACAACAGAATCTTTTTTTAATCCAACTGGTGTTGTACCTGTGCCGCCACGTCCAGCGCCACTAAACAATCCACCAATAGGCGACATAGGTACAGCCCATGGTAGTTTACTATCAGGAATATTTTTCTTATCGTCATGTTTACCAACAATACGAATTTGAACACGACCTGATTCTGTTTTGTCTTTATCGCCTTCTTTGCCATCACCACGATTGACAACATTAGCAACAAACCATTTAAAATTAGATCCAAGAGCTCTTTCTGTCATGAAAAGCTTTCCTCATATGCGCCCTTAACAAGTTGTAATTCACAAGTATAACGAGGTCCAACTGTACCTGGTGGATTAACTTTATGGCGACAATTAAATATTAAAAAATCACCAGATAAAGTTACGTCGGCAGTTGGCATTGTCGATAATGCAATTTTCTTTAATAAATTAACTGTGACCATACCGCCAGCTTTTAATTTGCTATCACCAATAGTAGATAAATTAATTTTACTTGATGCGATAGAATCAGCATATGCAATTTGAACTGGTGATTGCTCTGGTATGCCAGATTTTTGATTTAGACCAATATCTTTATGGTTATTAACTGGCATAACAGAAATTTTAGCAGCTAAGTCAGAATGTAATTGTTTTAATGCTGATGATAATCTCTCACCAGTACCACCTTTTGTTGTTCCTTTATCAGGATCTTTAATATTATCTTTTATCTTATACTCATTTGTCTGCATATTAAATGTTCTATAACTTTGATTAAAATAGCCTTGACTAATAGATTTTGATGTACTCATTTGTTCTGGGATATCAACCGATAATATTGCATTACCTTTAACGCCAAGGAAATCAGAACCAGTAGCAGCATTCTGTACTAATGTTTTAATTATATTTTTATCTTTAAATATTTTTTCAATGGTAGTAAAATGATAGCCATCTTGATTTTCAAAAAACAAAAATGAACCAGATGTATTTTCACTAGAAGTAGATCTACGTCTCATAGCATCAATAGCTTGAAAAGGTTTTAATTTAGGTACAATAAAATTGTGCATACCTTTTGTTTCTTCAATATTGAGTGTTTTTTTGCTTCCTATAAACTCTTCAAATATATTTTTTATCATAGTATGAAAAGGAGTTTTTTCATACGATTTAGAAACATATTTGTCTCTAGCAGTATGAGCTTCTTTAGAACAACAAGTTATATTATATGTTTTTGCTTTCATAGATTGTGTTGATTGTACATTATTAATTGAATTAATAACTAATTTATAAGTTATAAAATCTGATCCAGGTGATTTAAATGCTAAACTAACTTCTTCACCACCACCAATTTTAGCATTACCGATAAAATCTTCTGGATCTAATATAGCTATTTTTACTATAATACCAGGCGTAGCTAAACTCTCATAAACATCAAGAGTTAAAAATGTTCTCTTGAAGTCAGCGCCTTTTATAGTTAATTCTGCTACTAAGATATCGCCAGGATTATAAGCTGCCATTTAATAATCTTTTTAGTTGTAATGCTGCTACAGTAGCATATTCTGGGTTCAACACTCTGATATTTCCGTTATAAGTATTTTTAATATCCTCAATATCATAATATGATACAGGACTCCAATACACATATTCTTCATCTGATATATTTTTAGCGATTAAATTAGCAGTAATTATATGGACTCTGTTGTCTTTAGTTTCACCAGAAATAGTTACGTTTGCCGTTGAGTTTGAATAACTATTTGTTATTCCGCCTACTTGATGTATTCTAACAAGACTACTATTAGCAAAAAGCAACTGACCATTAGCGACAGGATAACTGTTAGCATATATTGTTATTTTTTCATCAAGAATTACATTTGGATTACCATCAGTAGTATATTCCCAAATTTGATTAGTATTAACAACCCAATCATCTTGTTTACGTTGGTATTCTAAAATCTTTTTACCAGCATAAACAGCTTCATAATATTTCTTTTGATAATCAAGCATAGCGTTATATTGTGATACTGATATATGTTCTGGATTATCATACCAGTTGTTATTCCAATAAGCAATTTTTTTCTGAGCAGTTGCAACAGATCCATATTTTGTTATTAAAAAATTATTAAAATCATATTGAGATAAATTCCATCCATAATATGGATCAATTATCTTATTGGAAAGATATAAAATCCAAGACATATACGAATCACTGTAAACATCACTTGATAAACTATCTGCTCGTTGAGAATTAATTAAATCTATATTATAGTAACTACTAGATTGATTATAAAATTTTTCAATAAGAGCAGTACGTACCATCAAATTAACAGCTTGGTAACCATTATATGTTATTGTAGGAAATTTTTTAAAATATTGTTCTGACATTATACACTTGAACCTGTTTTTGATTTTAAGAAATATTCTACTTCTTGTATTTGCAATCCCATTTCAACTGCTGTTGGTTGCCCATCTTTGTAAAATGATGGTGTACCATCTGGAGCATAATTAACATGAAAATCTTTAATAACACCATATTTAAACGGATATAATTCATTACCTTTAGCTACAATTTGACATCTAACTAAACTTGGCCAAGTAAGAATAGCACCACCAAATCCTCCACTACGATCAGGTAACATATGATAACGAATTAATGTTGCTATATTTCTTATTGCTAATGCTTCAGGTTGTGATTTAGGAAATAAACGCCAGCTAAAATTATATTGTTTATATTGTGGTGATTTAAACATAACAGTAGTAAATGGATTTAAAGATATGCCAGACATAGCTGAAGCAGCTGCTCCCGCTGTTGAATTTAAAAGAGCTCCACCAATCGCTGTTCCGCCCAATGCTTGTATACCTGCAGCAGCAGCTGCAACTCCACCCAAACCACTTAAATCGCCTTGCAAAGCAGCACTAGCCCCGCCACCAATAGCAGTGTTAAGATCTTCTTCATTATAATTAACATTATAACTATCAGTTAAAGATGTTGGTACTGGTAATCTTACTTGCGCAATAGTTGGGGCTGATCCAATAGAATTTAAATCTTCTCTAGTATATTGACAAAAATTAAACATTAAATAATAATTTGAATTTAAATCTGATGGAAAAGTATAATTACCACCAGATAGAGTAGCATTTATTTTGGCACTTAAACCAAGCGGCAAATTGTTTAATATACTTTGAGTAGTACTTGCTATTGACATCAATTTACCTTATAAATAGAATACAAATTATTTATTGTTTTTGTCGGGAATATTATATAATTATGGCATATAAAGGCTACTTTAGACCAAAAAATCCTCAAAAATATAAGGGAAACCCAAGTAATATTATTTATAGGTCCATGTGGGAGTGTAAATTAATGTCACATTTGGATATTCATCCTGATGTAATAGAGTGGAGTTCGGAGGAATTTTTTATACCTTATAAGTCACCTGTTGATGGAAGATGGCATAGATACTTTCCAGATTTTTATGTAAAGAAAAAGAATGCTTCTGGATTAATTGATATTTCTGTTATTGAAGTAAAACCACTTATTCAAACTAAACCACCTGTGGTACAATCGCAAAAGAGTCGTAGATATATAACTGAAGTAATGACATATGGTGTTAATCAAGCGAAATGGAAAGCAGCAGAAGAATATTGTAAAGAACGTAAATGGTCATTTCATATTTTCACAGAGAAAGAATTGGATATTAAATTTTGACAGCTTATATATTTCAAACACTTTTAAATAAAGCAGGCAGAGCTGGTATATCTAATGATACTAGTGCTGAATCTATTAAATGGTTTCGTAAAACTGCTTTTGAAGTGACCACTGTCAATAATCAAAAACTTATGACAGATAAAGATAATCTTAGAAATAACATAACTATAAAAGATATTGGTAAGATGTTTATGTATGTGTATGATCCAAAACTAAAAGACGTATTGCCTTATTATGATAAATTTCCATTAATATTTTTAGTTGATATAGACTCAGATGGTTTTTATGGTATTAATCTCCATTACATATCACCACAATTAAGAGCTAGATTAATGGATGCTTTATATTCTCTTAGAACAAATAATAAATACGATGATACAACTAAATTAAAATTATCGTATAGAATACTAAGTAGTGCTTCTAAATTTTCTTATTTTAAACCATGTTTTAAACGTTATCTGCATAATCATGTTCAAGGTAAATATCTTAATGTACCTGTTCCAGATTGGAATATGGCTTTAATGTTACCAACTGAGAGATTTGCTGGAGCACAAAAATCTAAAGTTTTCAAAGATTCATTTTTATCGGTGTAAAATAAATGCCATTTAGTATAAGCGAATTTAAATCAAATATAGCAAAACAAGGTGGTCTATTAAAAAATAATAGATTCGCTGTGCGTATAACTCCTCCTCCATTAGTGCAATCTGCTTCTGGTTTTAATGTTAGTAGATATATAGAATTTTTTGCTGAATCAGTTAATATACCAGGCATAAGTTTACAGACTGCTGAAGTAAGAAGACAAGGTGTTGGTAATATAGAAAAATTAGCATGGGGAGCATCTTTTACTGATTTAGATATGTCATTTTATGTAGATCAGAAAACTGGTATTTGGTCATTTTTTAAAGCATGGATTGAAAGCATATATGCGTTTAATGTCAGTAATGGCACATTACATGAATTAGATTATAAACAAAATTATGCTACTACTATTTCATTATTTGTTTATAATGAAATAACCCAAAATGTGCCTATACTAACAATAGATTTTCAAGATGCATTTCCTGTTGCTATGCCAGACATACCACTTCATTGGGGAGCTGAAGAACTTATAAAATTAAATATGCGTTTTAATTATAGATCTTGGAATGTAAGAACAGATACAACTGGAAGTTCAGCAACAGTTGTACAACAAACAACTTTAACAACTGGTCCTACACCTACTACTATACCTGGCGGTGTTGATCCATCAGTTACTAAATAATAACAATTCGAATATTAATATACAATTTTAATTAATGGAGTGAATTATTATGGCATTACCGAAAATTATGTATCCTCAATTTGACATTCTTATTCCATCTTTGGGTAAGAAATCTAAGTTTAGACAGTTTCTTGTAAAAGAAGAAAAGATTCTTCTTACTGCTAAATCTAGTGCTGATGACTCAGATATTTTAACTGCTGTCAGTCAAGTTGTCCAAAATTGTTCTATGAATGATAATTTTAATGTTAACAAGATTGCTATTTTTGATCTTGAATATATTTTTGTTAAACTACGTGGTTTATCAGTTTCAAATAAAATAAATTTATCATACAAAGATTTTGAAGATGACCAGCTTTATGATTTTGAAGTTGATTTGGATAAAGTTGAAATTGAAAAATCATCAGACATTTCAAATAAAATTATGATCTCTGATACAGTTGGTATTAATTTAAGATACCCATCTGCTAATATTTACTCCGATAAAGATTTTCTTAAATCAACAGAAGAAAATGCAACAATCGAATTAATCATTCGTTGCATTGATAAAGTATTTGATGACAGTACTGTTTATGATCCACAAACATTTTCTAGAGACGAATTGCTAGAATTTATTAATGGTATTGATATTAATTCGTTTCAAAAAATTAATGAATATATTTCTAATGCACCAAAGATGAAATATGTTATTAGTTATAAAAATTCACTAGGTAACAATCGTACGATTGTTTTGAGTACATTAAATGATTTTTTTACGCTTCGCTGAGTCATAATACATTAGAGAATTATTATACTACAATGTTTGCTATGGTTCAGCACCATAAATATTCTATAAAAGAACTTGAGGAAATGATACCATTTGAACGTGATTTCTATTTTCAATTATTAATGAATTTCCTTAATAAACTAGAGGACTCACAGAGAAATGGCTAAATTTGGTAATAAAGATCCTAACGATGAACCACTACCTCCTATAGAGAGGGTAGCACCTAAGGCTGAATCGGCTGCTATTTCTCCTCCAACTATAACACCAATAGTAGCTCCTCAACCAGCTCCTGCTATAACTGTTATTGATGTTAATAATCAAAATAATTCTACTATGGCACAACAAACTGTGCAGATGCAAATGCAAACTGCACAGGTACAAGCTCAGTCTCAAGTTGGTTTAGCAGAAGTCTCTATTGATAAAGAGATGGCTGATCAACAATTAAAGAAAGAAGAAGAGCATTGGATGAAGTCGTATTGGAGACCAGCAATGGGCTGGCTCTATATGGTTATTTGTCTATGTGATTTTATTGTGTTTCCAATTATAGCTATGTTTATGCCTGTTTTTCTTAAAGGTCTTGGAGTACCGCTTCAGTACGTTCCATGGCAAAGTCTTACTTTAAGTAATGGTGGTTTGATTCACCTTGCCTTTGGTGCTATCTTAGGCATTACCTCATATACTCGTGGGCAAGAAAAACTCGCAGGAAAGTAAGATAAATGGCAAAACCACCTTCAGGCGTAACTCTTGGCCAATTAGGAAGAAGTAGTTCTTCTCAAGATATTAAACCTAGCGCTAAAGTACAAGAACAAATTGATGCTGCTTTAAGAGCACAAAAAGCATCAACTGGTCAAAGTCCTTTAGCTGGAATGCTAGGCGGTACTGCTAGTAGTATGATTGGTAGTAAAGGAGATTCGCCTAGTGACGCAAAAGAATCTGGTAAACAAACAGGTATAACAGGTGACGCTGCTAAAGATATTATTAATGCTTTGAGAGATACTCAGAGTGATATTAATACTCAAGGTGGTCTTTTAAAGCAAAATAATGCTATTTTAATGGATCAATCTAATGTATTAAATTCTGGATTTAAATCACTTATTCAAAGTGGCGAAAAAACTAATTTACTATTACAACAGATATTACAAAATGGAGGTATGGGGGGCGGCGGCGGCCTCCTTCAAACTTTAGAACAATTATTACTTGGTGGTGCTGGCGCGGATGCGGGTGCTGGTTTAGGAACATCATTATTAAATGGTGCTAAAAATTTAGGAGGTAAAGCTTTAAAATTTGGTGCAAGACGCGTACCATTAATTTCTGCAGGAATGATTGGTTATGATGCTTATAAAGCTCAATGGGGATCTGATAAGAATTTATCTAATCAAGATTTTGCAAATCAGTATTTAGGCGGTACTCAACAACAAGGCACTGGTATAGGTAGTTGGATTGGTAACCAATTACGTAATTTAACTGGTGGTCCTTCTCAACCAAATGCTTCAAATGCTCCTAGTATGGCACCTGGTGGTCCTCCTAGTGCAACTACTGGTGCACCAAGTGCAGATGCAGTTAAATTAGCATCAACAATGGTTGGATCTAGTGCACAAGGTGCATCAGGATATATGGCTGCTGGTGGCGTCAATTGGCAAGGTGAAGCATGGTGTGCTGATTTTGTTAATGCTACATTAAAACAAACAGGTCAAACTGGTTCAGGTGCTAAAACAGCTAATAGTTTTCAAAGTTGGGGCACTAATATTAATCCCTTGCAAGTTATGGCAGGTGACGTTGTACTTCAAACTAGAGGTAGACCTGCAGGCGCTCCAGGCGGGCACGTAGGTATAGCAACTGGTGTTGTTAGAGGCAATATGATTGAAATGATTGCTGGTAATTCTGGCGGTCAAGTTAAAAAATATTTTGTACCTATAAATGGTCAATTAATGGTAAGAAGAGGTACTGGAGCAGGATCTCCTGGTGCTTCTCCAGCTAGTGCACCACCTGGTGCTATTCCTCCTAGTCAACCAGCTCCAAGTGCACCAAATATGGCTGCTGGTACTCCAGGTGTAACAGGTTATTCTCCAACAGCAGTTGCTCCTCCTAGTGGAGCTCCTAGTAGTATTGGACCTGGAGGTAGTCCTGGAGGTAGTCCTGCAGGTCCTGCTGCGCCTATATCCCCAGGTGCTGGTCCAAGTTCTGGATCTAGTCTAGCTAGTGCTCAACGCGGTGCAACTGGTGGTTCGCGTTCATGGAGAAATAATAATCCAGGAAATATTGAATTTGGACCTTACGCTAAGTCTATGGGCGCAACATCTTCTGATGGTAGATTTGCTATTTTTCCAAGTTATGAATCTGGTAGAAAAGCTCAAGAACATTTATTATTTGAAAGTAAATCTTATAAAAATCTTACACTTGGTCAAGCTATAGGTAGATGGGCGCCCGCTAGCGAAAACAATGTACCAGCATACATTAAAGCAATGGGTGCCGATCCTAACGCATCAATGTCTAGTTTTTCAACCGAACAACGCACCAAATTACTTGACGCTATGCAAAAACAGGAAGGTTGGAAGGTTGGTAAATCTCAACGTCCTACTGGAGCAGCACCTGAGAATAAAGTTAGTGTAGCAACTGCTTCTAGTTTATCTCCAGAAATGGCAAAAACATTAGCTACTGAACAAGATAAAGCGACAAGAACCGAAGCAGCTATTTCTAATCCAATGGCACTTATGGCTGCTAAAATGGAAGCAGCAAAACAATTAGATAATAGAGCACCTATAGGATCAGGTAGAGGCGCTACAGAACCTAATACAAAAGTCGATGCGCAATATGATGCTATGGGTAATGTTACAGTTCCTGGATTTAGTGCAACAGGTGGTGGTAGAGGTGATGGTGCGGCAGAAGTAGCTAAACGTAAAGCAGATGCTGCCAAAGTAGCAAAACCAAAAGCAGCACCAAAAGCAGCATCTCGTACTGTTGAAATAGATGATCCTAATTGGGACCGTCATGCTAAATCTAGAGCAATGTTCCAAGCTCATCAAGAAGCTGAAGCTCGTGGTGAATCAGGCACATCAGCAATGTTTTTTGCTGCTGATAAACAACGTACATTAGAACTTGGTATGAAAGCACCAAAGATTAAAAAAACAGTTGCTGTTCCTGCTAATAAAGAACCAAAATCAGCATTAGACACTCGTTATTTTGGTCGTGGTGGTGGTCATACTACAGGTGAAACAGCATTTGGTCGTGGTGGTGGCGATCATAAAGCTCCTTCTACAGAGTTAGCTGATAGTGCTGCACATGCCAAAAGTATAACAGCAACAGTAGAAGCAAATGCAGCTCGTGATGCAGCAATGAATAGACAAGCTGTTGATGATGCAGATGCAGCTCGTGCTCCTAGCGAAAAAGCAAATTTAGCAGCAAAACTTGAACAAACACAATCAACAGCTTTTAATGATGATCGTCAACAACGTGGTGAATCTTTAGCTCGTATTGGTGCACCAATACCAGATGCATCTGGTTCAGTTACTACAGGTAGAGCAGTTACACCTCGTAATCTTGCAGCTGCTATTGGTGGAGGTCCAGAAGCTAGAGCAGGTTCTAATCTATTAGATAAATCACAATCAACAGAAATGGGTGCGGGCGCTGGTAGAGGATCTGTTACTGAGAGACCTGGTGAAAGAGCTGCTGCCGATAAAGGTGAAGATAAATCACAACCAACTAATGCACCAGATTCAAATGGTGTTGATGCTAATATTCTTCAAGACATATTTGGTTTAAGTTCAAGTTCATATGCTTTCGGAGCATAAAAAAGGGGGCATAAAGCCCCCTTAGTGTTTAGCCTGCGAGCTTCTTAAAAAACTCTAGAGACTCATCGTCTTCATCTTCATCAAACTTAGGTGTTGCTGCTGTCTTCTGCTTAAACATTGGGGTATCTTCCCACGGAATGTTTTCACTAGTAGAAGCTGTAGCACGTGCAGCTGCTGGAGTCATACCAACTGTAGACCCATCAAGTCCAAGAACCTTTACCAACTTACCCTTCAAATCATCATATGACTTAAAGTTAGAAGGTGCGAGGAACTCCTGAAGTGAATGTGACTTCTTCCAAATCGACTCCATTTCAGAGTCATCATCAGACAATGGACCTGCCTTAGCAAACTCTGACTTGTCGTAATTACGATAGCCTTCAACATTACGAATCTTAAGCTTAAAGTTAGCGCCTGCCCAAAGATCAAAAGGATTCATTGCATCTTCATCGGCAAACTGAGGGTTCATTGCCTCATTAAGCTTATCAAAGAGCTTCTTGCCATACTTAAACAAGAATACCTTACCTTCGTTCTCCGGATTCTGCTGATCAGTAATAACAAGAACGTTAGACATGAATGTTAGCTTACGCTTTCGATCACGTGCAATATTCTTATCAGACTCAAGTCCACTGTTCCAAAGTTCTGTATTACCTTCACAGACAGGACACTTATGTCCAACTGTAGTAAGACAGTTCTCAATCAGCCATGAGCCAGTTGGACCCTTAAACCCATGATTAAACATGCGAATGAACGGAACATCTTCGTCACCAGGTGCTGGAAGGAAACGAATAACAGCATAGCCATTGCCTGCCTTATCCACGTTAGGATACCAGAAGCGATCATCGTTCTTCTTAGTTTCCTGATTACCCGAAATCTTTGAGAGTTCGGCAGTAAGAGTATCAAGAGACTTCTTACCAGAGTTAGCCTTAAGCTTTGCAAAATCTACCATTTGTATTCTCCATATTGTTTGTATTAATAGTATTGTTATGATGGACTGTATAACGTCCAACATTATTTAGTATAACCGAATCAGTTGAATTTGTCAAGTACAATTTGCTTCACCTTTTCTCGATCATAGGTCATAAATGGTCGATACTTCATAATTTTATTTAAAACATCTTCAACTGTAGGGTCATATTCGAACCTTTTTGACCAGTACGCAGAACACTTAATAAGGTCAACAAGGATAACCAATGTCTCAAGACATATCTCCTTACGAAGAAATAACTTTATAACATATGGATGCGTTCTGTCTTCAGCTTTAAAATTAGAATCAAAGTTCTCATTTAGCTTAGACAATTCTTCTTTAAAAGTATAAAGCAAAGATTGTTGACGTTTAGCCCAATCTTGATATACTTTTGATGCGGATTCGTTATAAGCAATATCTCTAATCCATAAATTACTATTCTCAAGCAAATTTGCGAGAATAAAATTTTTAGGATCTGTATGTTTAGCAACCTTCATAAAGAACAATTTATCGCTACGAGATTCAAATGTAGCGATAGATGTTCTACTCTTGCCGTTATATTTAAAATAATTATAAGATGGTTTCGTAAAATGATTTTTTAAACAAATGTAAGTATTATATGCCTCAAATGGACTCATAAATTACTCCTTTGTATAAATAAGTGTAGGTCACGAGATTGCCGTCTCTACCTACTCTAATTCTGTTAGGAGAACCAGCATGTTTATTTATTACGTTTATGCTTACGTTAGACAAAGCAATAATACACCTTATTATATTGGTAAAGGTAAAAATGATAGAGCGTATGCGTATCATAAAGGAATTTCTGTACCAAAAGATAGATCAAAAATAGTATTTTTAGAAACAAACTTATCTGAAATTGGTGCGCTAGCTTTAGAACGTAGATATATTCAGTGGTATGGGCGTAAGGATATTTCAACTGGAATTCTTTTGAATCGTACAGATGGTGGTGATGGGTTAACGCAACCATCTAAAGAAACAAGGTTTGAAATAGGTAAAGCTAATCGCGGTAGGAAATTTACAAAAGAACGCATTGACAAAAGATCAAAATCACAAACAGGTTTGAAAAGATCAGCCGAAACTCGCGCTAAAATGTCTGCGTCTCAAAAAGGTCGTAAATTTCCAGGGAGAAAATTATCTCAAGAACATAAAGATAGTATACGAAAAAGTTGGATTAAACGTAAATTAGATAAAAATCATACAGATACTTTGTTATAGTACTCAGCAAAGAAATTACCAAGCTCTTTGTCCATCAAATGTCCAGCTCCATTGCAAGAAATGTAAATTAGATATAACTGCCAAATTTGCTTATCGAGCTGCTCGAAAGTTTCGTATTTGGTACTGACTTTACCCTCAATAACAGTATACCCTTTGTCTTCAAGGTAATCAACTAGATCTGATTCATCAAAATCATCGAGGTCAAAATCAACATCAACCTCTACGACTGCTGTTCTTCTTGTACTGTACCCCATCACTTCTTCCTTTTTGAGTCAATAAACCTATAATATAGACCTTTTTCTCTGCCGTAGGCTTCAATTTCCCATGGCTGATCCCAATAGTTCATTTCTCCATCATCTATAATAGAGCCCATCCATTTTACACGATTTACTTTTAAATAATCTCTCATCTCACCTGTAGCATATTGCTTAACATGAACCATCTCATGAGCAAGAACCATAAGAGTATTTCGTTTACCTAAATTAGAATCTATAACAATAGTATATTCCTTAGCTCTATAAGGACTATCGTTCCAATCACAGTATCCGAGATAATTTTCTTTTAAAAGATTATTTTTAAATTCTAAATGAATTTCTATATTATGATATAGTTTATCGCTTAATAGATGTTTACCATACCACTTCACTGCTTCTTTACAAAGAACTAGAGGAGTCTTTTTAGGTTTTCCTTTTGTACGTAGGTACATAAGTCTTCTCCTTTGTTGACTCTTCTATTTATTAGATAGGAAGCCTAGCACCTCGTTTCAAAACATTTAAATTTTCTGCTTCAAATTGAATCTTTGATTTCATCGCACTATCTTTTTTAATAATAGACGCAGCATATTCAACTTCAAAGTTATTTTTTTCACACCATAAAATTACAGCGTCAATATAATCTATGTTTTTAGACACACATAGATTTTCAATTTCTTCAACAAAATTATTACTGACTTGGATCAAAATCATATCCTTTAATTAGTCTTACTCCAAAATTAATCATATCACTAGTAACAAGAATACAAATAACAATACCAGCAAATTCTAAAATATTAGGAAAATTAGCAAGATAAATTGCTCCATACATTACAAATTGAGCTAAAACAATTATAAGAATACCAACAGGAATATCTTTAATAAGTTTTGTTTTTTTCATACTAACTCCTTAAGATGGTAGGGGTGCTAGGATTTGAACCTAGTCAAGAACGCCCATCTAGCGCTAAAGGGTTTATAAGACCCTCCCGTGTACCAACACCCACCCCCATATATGGCGATTCCTGTTGGACTCGAACCAACGACCCCGAAATTAGAAGTTTCGTGCTCTATCCAGCTGAGCTAAGGAACCAATTAGTATAAATAGATTGTCAGTCGCGATACTACTAATATCCACTGACTCTATACTCAGTTGGGAGATACAGCTATGCATATTTATACAGGTTACGTTTACAT